AGAAAAGAGGTAACATAACGATCAGAGTGTTCCTGTATTACGCAGTTGATACCAAACTCAGTACCAAATACTTCTCTAAAGTATTTAACTTTAGACCAAGCTGATACTGTTTTCTTACCATGTTGATTAACGTATGAGCCATTGGCTGCACACAAATCATTAACTTGTTTTATTTTTTCTTTCATTGTTTCCTTTAGTTGTTTTCTCTAGTGTACAGCTATAAGCAAATATTTCTTTTGATTTATAAAAAGAACCATGCTTATTTTTACCACTTGCTTTTCCATTATAAGTTACACTGTCAAATAACTTATCGCAAGTTCTAGCATCATAATGATTAAGGTTAAAGCCTAAGTTATAGACTGTGCCATTCATCATTATAATAATTAGAATTACTTTCATTTAGCAATTAATGTTAGTAGCAATATCGCTATAACAATAATCAATAATAGTTTTATAAACAAACTTCTAAACTCCTTATCTTCTTTTTCTTTTAGTTTACGCATTATAATATCATGACGAAACTGTTGTTTAATTTTATCATGCTGTTTCTGGTAATAATTTAGATCCATATTTCTACACATAAGTTTACCATTTATACATTGTCCCAAAGGCTCGCAGCTTTGCGAACAAAGTTCTCTTGGATGTCCCGCCACATAAAACCAGAAAAGTCTGGTGGTGCAATTAACTTAGCCATCTCAAAAGGATTACCTTTGCAAATATAAACTAAGTTCTGTCTAATCTTTGCTTTAATTAAATCCTGTTGAATTAAAAATTCCATATACTCAGGAGTTAATAGATCACAAGTGTCAGGTGTAAATACATTGTAGCTATCTTGATTAACATACAGTAGATGAGGTATCTTTTTAGTAGCATACCAATAGAAAGCACATTGCTTAACGTGATTAACATCAGGTTGTTTAGGAAGATAACCTTTGATCCAACTGAAGCCAGCTTTAGTATCTGATTTTCTTTTTGATCTATGCTTAGTTTTTAATTCAATAAATTTATTTTTAGAATCTTCGTAATCTATTCTACCAATCTTTGGTAAAACTAATTCTTTAAATTTATATGAGCAATATCTTTCGCTGGCAGACTCATTATCTAATCCAATATCTTGAACAGCTTTCACTGTTATCTTAATCATATCAACAAGATAATTTTTTGTATCTTCGTGTTGTATTTTATCTTCTTCGTTGTGTGCCTGGTATTTATCATATTCTTTTAATTCTTCTTCTATAATCTGGTCCAGAGATATTTTTTCATTTAATATTTTTTTCTCAGCATCGTACATATACTTAGAAACAAATCTTTGTGATGCTCTGCCAATAGATACACCAGCTGTCATACGATAAGAGATGTTCATTAATCTTCTATCTTCTTGTGTGAAGTGGCAGTATCTAACTAACCAATCACTGTCAGATAAATTTTCTTGTGATGGAGAGCTGTGATCTAAGTTTAATTTTTTATAAAATTGTAATGCAATATCCTCATCAATATTTTTTAAAGATGGAATAGTATTAGTCTTTGTTAAATCAATAACCATTTTAAACCTTTCATTGTTTATATAACCAATACATATATTATTAATTTAAGTCAATGCAAAATAAAGATTGACTGTGAATAACTTTTATGGTTATGCTATCTTAACGAAAGGATATAAAATGAAACTTAAAAACCAACTAAAAAAACTACTTAAAAAGTATCACAAAACATTTGATTGTTTTGGCAACAAAAGGAAAACTAAATGACACTAAATGAGTACAAAGAAAAGAATAAACTTAGCAATAAAGATCTTGCTAAGCTCATAGGATTAACAGGTAAAAATCCTATCGTATCTGTGATTAGGTATTTAAAGTCAGAGAGAATACCTCATCCTAGATTTATGAAAGTAATAACAGAAAAGACAGGCGTTCAACCTAATAGCTTTTACGAGGAATGGTATGAGAAGTATAAATTTTGATAAAGTTATTGTTGAGTGGATGGATATTAATTCCTGTGATGATGCTTGGAATACTGAAGATCAATTAAAAGATTTAATGCCAGCATCATGTACAACTATTGGTTATCTATATGAAGATACACCACACTTTGTAAAAACATTTGCAACATTTAGTTTTAATACTGATGACACAATAGACTTTGGAGATTGTGTTGTTATTCCTAAAGGCTGCGTTGTTTCAATTAAAAAATTGGAGAACTAATGGAACGATCAAAAGTTTTAACTGTAATATCTTTAGGAGTTGGAGTTCAATCATCTACTATGGCATTGATGTCAGCTAAAGGTGTGTTGCCAAAAGTTGATTGTGCTATCTTTGCAGACACAGGGTATGAGCCAAAGAAAGTTTATGAATATTTAGAGTGGATCAAAACTCAATTACCATTTCCAGTTTATACAGTTATGAAAGGCAACATCAAAGATGATATGCTAAACTCCATATCAAATGGTACTAGATTTTTAGTAGCTCCATTTTATACTAAGAATAGTATCACTGGTAAAAAGGGTATGGTTATGCGTCAGTGTACTAATGATTATAAGATACAACCAATTAGAAAAAAGATTAGAGAACTGTGCAGTATAACTTATGGAAAACATTTTCCTAAAGATAAGTTTGTAGATCAGTGGATAGGTATATCTATGGATGAGATTAGTAGAATGAAACCTGCTAGAGATAAGTACATTAACAACGTGCATCCATTAATTGATTTAAAGATGAGTAGATCTGATTGTCTTAAATGGATGAGTGCTAATGCTTTTCCATTACCTGAAAAATCAGCTTGTATATGTTGTCCCTTCCATGATGATAAATATTGGTACTTCATGAAACACAATAGACCAGAAGAGTTTGCGGATGCTGTTGAGTTTGATAAAAAAATTAGAAGAGGATCAAGAAAACAAGATGATGAATTATTTACACACAGAAAATGTATTCCTTTAGATGATGTGAACTTTGATATTAAGAAAGATCAACCTGATATGTTTAATAATGAATGTGAGGGAATGTGCGGAGTTTAGTAGAGTCTATGATTGATGTTGGAAGTGGATTTGTATTAGCATTGTTAATACAGATATTTATTTTTCCAATGTTCAATCTATACCCTACTATTTTAGTAGGAATTAAGATCGCTTTAATATTTACAGTTGTATCTATTTTAAGATCTTGGTTTTGGAGAACAATGTTTAATAAAATGAAAGGATGAAATGATTGACCAACCATTACACGTTGAAGACGTGATTGATATGTATAACGAAAAAATAATCATACTTAAAAAAGAAATAGATAGATTAAACGAAGAGATACAGGTTTTGCATATAGAACTTATGCAGGAAAGAGCTAAGAACAATGATTGATTTTAAGAATAGAGGATCGCATGATCTTGAAGTTATAATTTATAAATTAAGAAACTATGCTGATTATCTTGAAGAAAGAATTAAAGATCTTGAGAAAGAAATAAAAGATTTAAAGAAAGAAAAAAAATAGTGGCAAGATATAACTATTTCGTAGGTGGATTTGGCGATTTCTATTCCGAATGGCATAGGAATAAATGCTCAGACATAGGTTATATAGATATTGATTCAGTTCCTATTTGTATTAATAAACCTTGTTGGAAACCACTTGCGGTTATTGAAACTGTATATGATACTGGTAGAAATTATAAGAAATATACCACAGTTGTAGAATACATAGCCAAAGGCTTAAATATACCCTGTTTTTTGCTATACTATAAACCTATACCAGATACCGACAGCCTAGAGTTCAAAGTTCAGCGTCTATACCCACTTAAAAGCGATTTAAACCCTATTCTAGAGGAGGAATGGTATTACGAAATGCTTAAACTACAGATTGAGCATGATAAAGTGTGTAAATACAAGAAATAATGGCTAAATATACACCACATATTAGAATACCTGTGTCTTTGTTTGAACATCCTAGTTATTTAGGCTTGCCAGAAGGTAAGAAGTTGCAGTGTTTTGCCGTTCTCGCAGTGCTTTTACGCTTTGCAGATAAGAATACTGGTAAATGCCACCCACGTCTTGTTCTTATGGCAGACATGCTTGGCGTCAGCCGCTTGACGATATATCGTTGCATTAACCTAATGATTAAGAATAAAATGCTTTATAAAAAACGCCTAAGATCAACTAATCTATATGTAATTAACCCTATTTTTATGATTAATGATGTTAAACGAGATGTATCTAATAGAAACATAGATGTATCTAATGGATACATAGATGTATCTAATAGAAACATCAATGTATCTAATGGAAAGGTATTAATAGAACCATCTAATATACCATCTAACTATCCATCTAATATAACCAATACAAAGTTAATAAATAAAATAGATGGTATAGTTAATAATACTTCTTTAGATAAACAAAGTAAGATTATTGAATTGGCTAGTCTGACACTGCCAGAACTAAAACAATGTATTAAAAAACATCCTCACTATGTACAAAAAGCCATTGAGTACCAAGAACAGTTGGCTCGTGATGCAAGAGCTGTGCCAAAAAATATACTGGATCAAAGATTAACTGCTGCGATGAAAACCAATGCCAAGAACAGATCAGCAGCTTATAAAGCAAAGGTAGAATACAACAAACGAAATGGTATCAAACCATGGGAAAAGAAATGATATGCCAGGCAGACCAAGCAGAAAGATTACTTGCATGGCAAATAAACGAAGAACAAATATTAGATGTTCAGCTAAGGGGTTTTTGGTTAATACATTTAATGCTGATGGTACACCTAGGTATCTTTGTAGGATGCATGGTGGACAAGCCTCAGATAATTTCGGTGTTAAACATAAGCAAGGAAGAGGTGGTTTTAAAAAACCAGGTTATGATGATGAGGATAGGATTAAGTTGCTATCAAATTTAAAACAGTTTAAAAACAAGCCAATAGAATATGTCAGAAATTACTACAAAACCACAATCAAAGAACGAATTGATAATAAACGATACCGATCTGAATACAGTAGAAGAGCTGCTGACAGAAGGTTTAACGCTTACAGAGATTTTTACCAATCAAAAAGTCTTACCGATAACCTTACACAAATTCTACTCTTACTTAAGAAAGCCAGAAAACAAAGAGATTAAAGCCAGAATTGATGAAGCAAGAAGGCAAGGTGTTCAAACTTTAGTTGATAAACTATTACAAATTTATAATACAAATCTAGATGATAAAACTTTAGATCCTGCTGTGGTAGTGTGGACCAGAGATCGTGCAGCTATGGTTAAGTGGGTTGCTTCTAAGATTTCAGATATTTATTCTGATAAACCAAAGGATATTAATATTAATAAGCAACAATCAATTGTTGTTAGTTGGTTAGACTCTCCTGAGTTAGAACAGAAATATACTCAGTATGAAAAGATAAACGAAGAAAAAAAAGAAATTATAGAACAGTAATTATTTTTTATAATTCCAAGCTATAACAAAATACAAAGCCAAGATAAGCAAGCCAAGCTCAAATATATTATAGCTTAGAATTAAATCATTCATTAGTTAAGCATTACATACATGATTGAAATTATACCAATCATATTGATAGCTCCTAAAAACAAAGCCAGGAGATGATAAAATGTTGTCATTGTGCATACTCCATTTCGTAGTTATCTTCCATTATTTTATGATCCAACAATCTTCTAGTATATAATTCATATTCTATGATTTGTTGGTAAATTATTTCTCTAATACCCTTTGAATGAACGGATCTATATAAATCAAATTCATTTAAAAGTTTTTCATCATCAAAGGTGCTAATGTATTCCTTCATTGTTTGAATTGAATTCATTAAGCAACCTCTTCATCTTTAAACGCTTCCTTGTTTTCTGTGTCATTCCACATTTGAATAATATCTTTGGTAGATATTTCGTAGAAATCAACATTATCAAAAACTATTACCCTTAAATAATCTAAAAAACTTTTAGGTATATTATTTAAGTTTGTTTCATTAGTCATTTTATAACCCTTTCAGTTGTTATATTTATACTAAATACTATCATAACCATTTTGTTAATCAAGTATTTGATCTTATATTTTAAGATCTCATTACCCTATAAAAAATATAGGGTAATAAGTTATTAAAATCCTTTCCAAACATTAACAAATTCATTAAATTGTTTTAAAGAATTTGGATTAAATTGTTGTATTCTTAAATTAACAAAGCCATTTTCTTTACCCCATTTATGAGCTTCTTCTAATTTAATTAGATCAGTTGTTTCAATAATGATCTCTTCCATATATTCAGGATTACCTTTTTTAGTACCCCATAAAATAAATTCAATCATTTAAGCAACCTTTCTGTTGAAGTTATCAAAATTGAATTGGTTAATTTCTTCTTGATCCAATTCCATAACTTTATTATTTGGCACATTATATTCGGCTAAGAATTTATTAATGTGTTTGCTTGTTGTAGTGGACCAGAATTTTTTTGTTTTAAAAAATCCTATATGTGAATTATATCCAGCAACAGGTGTTTCGTAACTAAAACATAAAGCAACATATTCATTGCTTACAACGTTTAAGTTTTTACTTATTGTTTTTATTTTCATTGTATTAACCTTTCATTTGTTGTTTAATAACCTTTTAGGCTACTAATAATAATAATGCAATACAAAAAAAACATTAAAATATTAAACTATTGAAATTATTATCTTATTTCTTTTGAGCTATATTTTACGCTAATTAAAAAAGGGAAAGGCAAAAAGAGAAAATTATATAAAAGAGAAATAGCTTTAAACATATCCTGGACATTGGACCAGTTTATCAACAGCTAACTATTAGATTGTATTTTAGGAATTTAATAGCAACTAAGATTAAACAATAGATGAAACAAAATCATTGGTTGTGTGAGTAAGTATTAAGATTAAAACATCAACAAAAGATCCTATTTATAATCACATCCAATCATTTGTTTGTTATGCGTTTATAATTCGGTGTCACATATATATCACAATGTGTTACATAAATGTCACAGTATTAGATCAATACAACCATAAATATATTTCCGATAATTAAATGTTATCGGAAGTTATCAAGATTAGATCTTCTATTCCTACGAGCTTGTCATATTTTGGATAGCGACACCCCCTACACCCCCATAAACCGCCGCCATTTTTATTATATATATACATGGGACTTTTTAGGATACCTTTAGCCACATAGCCTTCCACAGGATTCCGCCGCACCAAAGTTTCCAAAAACATAAATGGGTATATCCACAAAACAACCCACCACCTTTTTTCTTTGCCTGACCAACCTTAATATAATATTAAAATACTACTAATAGTATATGAACAGATCAATGCACCAAGATGATGATGACTTTTACAACTCTAATGTAAAAGCAGTTGTATTTATAGAAAAGGATAATTCCATAACTGTTAAGTTCACAGGATTTGAAAGCAAAGAACATTCAGCAATATTTAGTTCTTGGTTAATGATGCTGCTTAACATTGAGAATGCAATCATAAATGATGCAAAGTCTAAGGCAATACACTAATGACACAGATTACAGAAACAGTAATTAACAGTGGAACTGTACAATACAAAATTCCATACTACCCAAGAGAAAAGCAAATAGAACTTCATTTCAATATGAAGAAATATCGCTGGTCGGTATTAGTCTGTCACAGAAGATTTGGCAAAACAGTTTGTATGATTAATCACCTTTTAATGTCAGCACTACGTTCTACTAACAAAGCACCTAGGTATGCCTATATAGCACCCACCTTCAAACAAGCCAAATCTATTGCTTGGGATTATATGAAACAATACACATCATTAATACCTGGCGTTAAATTCAATGAAACAGAATTACGATGCGATCTTCCTAATGGAGCTAGAATAACATTGTTAGGTTCAGAGAACTCAGATGGATTACGAGGTATCTATTTAGATGGTTGCGTTATTGATGAGTATGCAAACGTACAAGGTAAACTATTTACAGAAATTATTAGACCAGCATTATCAGATAGAAAAGGATGGTGCGTATTTATTGGAACTCCACAAGGAACGAATAATAACTTCTATGAATTATTCCAACATGCACAAGGTGATAAAGAATGGTTTAACTATAAAGCTAAAGCATCTGAAACTAAGATAGTTGATCAATCCGAATTAGACGCTGCGAAAAAAGTAATGGGTGAAAAAAAATACCTACAAGAGTTTGAATGCGATTGGATTGCAAATATAGAAGGTGCTGTTTATGGAGATGTTATAACTAAGATAGAAGATGCTAGGCAGTTAACAAGAGTTCCTTATGATCCATCACTACCTGTAAGTACTGCGTGGGATCTAGGTGTGTCAGATCATTCAGCAGTTATATTCTTTCAACAAATGGGTAGAGCTATAAACATTATTGATTACTACGAAGAACGTGGTCAAGGGTTACCGCATTATATTCAAATGCTACAAAGCAAAGATTATGTTTATAAAGATCATTTTGCACCACACGATATTGAAGTTACAGACTTTGGTAATGGTAAAACAAGACGTGAGGTTGCTTATCAATTAGGAGTTAATTTTAAAGTAGTTCCTAAGATTCCATTTGAAGATGGAATACATGCAACCACTATGTTACTACCTAGATGTTGGATTGATACAGACCATTGCAAAAAACTTATAGATGCGTTAAGACACTACCATAGGAAGTTTATAGATAAAAACAGAATGTTTAGATCTAAGCCTGTACATGATTGGAGTTCACACGCTTGTGATGCTATGCGTTACCTTGCAGTTGGAATCCAAGAAATAAATACTAGACAATCTGCACCGCAAAGTGTAGCAGATAGTGATTATAGGATTATATAAATTATGGGATTCTTATCGCCAAAAATGCCAA